CGGAATCATACCGTGCGTTTTGACGGCCAATTCCCGAGCACTTACTCGATCGCCCGCTGGTCATCCCAATTCGCGCTGATCGAACTTCCCGGAATCTGATGTCAGAATACATCGGCCCGATCGCGGTCCCGGATCAGACTCCGAGCGGCACGTTTCCACTGACGCCAGACTTTGGCGCCGTGAAAACCTATGCCCCAGAAATCGTCGCGCACCGCTTCGGCCATGGCGATTCGGCGGCGGAGCAGCGATTCATGCTGGGCGATGGCCTGATCCGCTGGACGTTGCTATTCTCCCGTCTCTCTCCGGCGCGCAAAGCTACGCTGCAGGCTTTCCATGATCAGCAGAAAGCGGAGACGATTCCGTTCTACATGAACCTGCCGATGCCGGACGGCTCGGTTCATGCAGTCGTGGCGCGGTTCGATGGTCCGCTCGCCATTCAATCCCTCCCGGGCGGAGTCTTCTTTTCGGCCAGCGTCAAACTCTGCGAAGTTCCGCAGACGACACCGAGCTACACCATCACGGAGACGCTGACCCGTTTCCCGGACACCACCACGTTGACTGCGCTCCTGAGCGACACACAGGAACTGATCCCACTCGTCCAGATCGGGAGCAACGTGTTCCTGTCGGATCGTCGGGTCGAGTTCGACGGGGTGCCACTTCTCATTTCGCAGCCCGGGTTGGGTAAGTTTCTCTTCATCGGCGCGGGCACGCCGCCGACGGGATGGACAGGCAGCGGCTTCGACGATTCGGCCTGGTCGCCGGCCGTTCTCGGTTCTACATTCCATTTCTACTTCTTTGAGAACGGCGCGCAGTACATCTCGGACACGCCGAGCAACCGCAGCCCTGGGGATCAACTTCTCTATAGGGTCGCCCTTACGTGCGCCACACCGGGCGTCACTCTGACACTGCGATGCGCCGCGGATGATTGGGTGCAGGCGGTCTATTTCAACGGGGTGCTCGTTTACACCGGGCCCGGAACGCAAACCGGCGCGAGCCTGCTTATTGTGACGCTCGGCGCTTCGACCGGCAATGACACCCTGGCGGTCGAGGTTTACAACACGACCTATTCCCTGTCGCTGGAGTTCACTGTCGCCGGCGCCCGGCTCTATCAGCCGCGCATTGTCGACCGTTCGGAAATCACGCAAAGTATTGACGGCGCAGCGGATCAGTTCCAGGTCACCCTCGGCAACGCGGACCGCGTCTTTTCGCAGCTGGCGCGGGCCATCACACTCTATGGCGCGACGTTGCAGTTCAGCTATTATCACGTGAACACGGGCACGCTGCTGAACCTGTGGAGCGGCGAGATCAACGACTTCCAGGATGATCCGACGGATAAGTTCATCGTGTCTGCCGGCGATCCGGTGTGGGACCTGCGCAAGAACTATCCAGTCTTGACCGTCGACCGGAACGACCCGCAGTTCCAAGTCCCGGATCAGCCTGTGAACGTTCACACCGGCGGGAACCGGATCACGAGCACGAGCATCGCTTCCGACACAATCTATGGCCAGCCAGTTCAGGACGTCTGGATTGACGATTCCACGCACCCCCTCAAGGTGCCGTGCCCGCTTCTGTCAGGCCGCGACGAGTCGCAGTATTACGCTGCTCTGGGCATCGTGTCTCGAGGGCCGATCGGGGACTTCTATCAGGGCAGCGACCACTGGCATACGCTGGACGGCCAGCCTTGGCACGGCGTGGGCGACAGCGACATCTCGAAACGCATGTTCGGCCTGCGCCGCGCGTGGGGCGGTGATCCCTCTACGGGCAATCCAGCCAGCAAGGATAACGCTCCAGATGCTGGTTCGAATTACTTTGCGCTGGATTCGACCTCCACGACCTGGCCCCAAAATGGACAGCCGATCGACGGCGTTTCCTTCCTCCAGATCCGCAGAACCGATGCGAGCGGGATTCAGCCGGTCGCGGTCGAGACCCACGACATGGAGGCATTCATTGACCAGGGCCTCGGTGGCTGGGTGTGGACCGCGCCAGGCACGCGCGCCTGGGTGCGCGGCCTCGCCAACCCTATCTGGATCACCATCAACACGCATCTGCTCTGGAAGTCCTCGCAGCTGGCAGGCGCCGCTCCTTGCGCCGCGCTACCCAGCCCGCTGCCCTCCAACTGGTCCAGCGGCGCCGGCGCGCCCACGGCCACGCCCGTGGCGGGAAATGTCTACGTCGACACGACGGCCGGAATCCAGTACGCGGTGCCGCCGGCGCCGGCCGCTGCGGCATGGCAGGCGATGGGCGACTACGGCGTGAATCTTGCCAAACTCTACTGGTATGCAAACGCCGCGGCCGCGGAAATGGAGCAGTGGTTCGACTGCGCCAAGGCGGTCGCGGACGCAGCGATCTGCGACATTGCGGTGACGCCGCTTTTCGCACGCAACGTCAACGTCACCATCCCCAACATCAACGGCCCGCCGTCGTCTTGGCCACTTACGAGCAATTACACCACGGGGAGGGGCGCACCGAGCGGGGTTCCCGCCGGCGGGTACAACACATTCTATACCGACCTCAACGACAATTATTTCTACGTTTACACGCCGGGAGGGTGGGTTCTTCAGGGCGTTTACACGACACAGGACCCCAGCAACCCTGCCTATGGGCAAGGCGGCTCGTTGACCATCTCTCAGGCAGTCGTCACCGAACCACAATTCTGCTGTGCTGGCGTGATCGGCGCAGATGCTTCGGGCAACCCTCGCCCGCTCCGCGACGTGCTGCGCGACATCCTCGGATCCTGCCTCGGCTTCTTCAATTTCTGTTTCGGAAAACTGCGCACCGGTCTCGCCTATAACGCCTCCGCCACGGACGCTTTCACCATCGGAAACACGTTATACAACTCTTATTCGGAGTCCTCCCGGCGCCCCGGATTCACGCGCCTGGAGGTGACGTTCAGCGACTCGGATTACAATTACGCGGACAACTCCCTCGGCTATGAGGACAAGGAGGTTCTGGCGGTTGCGGGCCGCTCCGTGAAGAAGGCGCGCGTGTGGGGCGTGACCACCAAGAGCCAGGCCGCACGCATCACCGCGACCAAGGCACGGGAAGAGATCGGCGGCCACGGTCCGGACGCCATGATGAACGCGCGCACCCACGAGCTGCGAACCACGGTGCTCGCGCTCAGCGTCGAACCGGGCGCAGTTGTGAGCTACACCGGACCCAAGACGGCGGAGGGGACGGTCAAATTCCGGGTAACGAAATGGTCACTGGCCAAGGACTTCAGTCTCACAATTCAGGGCACCACAGTCGTTGACGAGATGTACGACCTCACATCCGGTCCCAAGCCGGCCGACGTCGCACCAAGTGCGATTCCAGGCCGGTCCCTCGCGGGACTGAGGCCGCTTCCGGTGCTGCCCATCATCATCGGTGGAACATCCTATCCGTTCGTTGTTGTTGTGACGACGGACGGAACCAGCATCTATCTGAGCGGGGAATACTGCCCTCCGTTGCCAGTGCAGAACTTTGTCGGCGTGACGGTTTATGTCGAGATTCCAACGGGCTCGGGTCAGATGATTTGCGCCGGTGACTTCGACTATTCGGGGAATCGCAACGCAACCGACGATCAGGTGTGGGGCGTCTTCTGCGCGAGGATGCCGCTGCCTGCAACGACGACCGAGAGTTGGACGGTTTACCTCTGCTCGCGCACCTCTGCGCTTCGGGCGCCTCTCGACACGACCGCTCCACACACGGTCGTTCTGGCAGGCGCCAGCGGCGTCTTTGCACTGCCCATCACGTCGTTTGCCATCCCCGGAATCGAGATTGAGGGAACGCTCGCGCAGGGCGGCGGGACGTTTACGCTCAACACAGATGGCACGCTCGCGCGCACCGGAAACTCCACCCACGCGGTCGGTGATGCCCTGGCCGGCGCGCAATCCTACGTGATGACTTTCTCTGTTGGCGTCCCGGTCGACGCAGCGACCCAGGGCATCTATATCGTGCACGCCGTCTTCCCGGACGTGACATGGGGCACGCCGTATCCAGCGACAGGCCAGGGCTGGTATGGGGACGGATGGGGCACGGTCGTTAATGCCCAGCCTGCACATGGCGCGGTGTACACGCGGCAGACCGGCTGGAGTCAATTGCTCGCCACGATCAGCTACCAGGAATTCACAGCACGGACCTACAACTTCTCGCTTCCGCCCGCGACGACGGATCCGCCCTCCGGAATGCTTCAGAAGGTGCAATTCCCGGCCGGGTACTACCAGAGCCAGCTCTTCCTGGTGAACGGAGCCTGAGATGCCAGCTCCCGCCATCATCAACCTGAACGACGCGACGCCCGCGGCGCCGACAGGCTTCGAAAACGTCAAGTGGCAGGGCGACGCCAGTAATCCGCGCAACGTAAGCGCCAATGTTCCCATCGCCACGGGCGCCATTGTAGGCCTGGTAAAACCGGACGGCACTACGATCACGGTGGACGGGTCGGGCGTGCTGAGCGCCTCTGCGGGCGCAGGAACTGGCACCTCACCGGTCTGGATCGGGACCGGTAATCCTAACGGCGTTCTGACGGATTTCGCCCCGCACAGTATGACGGGCTCCAGCGCTCCATCGCCATATGCCCTTACGTTTTCCGACGATGAGTCATGGGGCGGCGTGTCCCATGCATGGCAAACCTTCGCCGGCATTTCTAGCGGCGAACCCTATGGCTGGGTGTCCAACACCCGGCCGGAATGGTTAAAGTTGGACCTGGGCAGCACGAGTGCCGTGCTCGGGAAATATGCCATCGTGTGCGGGGACTCCGCCTCGCTCTGTTTCTCTCCGCCCAAGGCCTGGGTATTGGCCGGCAGTAATGACAACTCCACGTGGACCACGCTAGATACGCAGACGGCACAAACCGGCTGGGGCCTCCGGGAAAAGAGGATGTTCACCCTTTCTCCAGCGGCATCCATGGGGTATCGGTACTACCGGATTACAGTGAGCGATTGGGTTAACGACACTTTGGGGTACCTGAACATCCATGAGATGTACTTGTACAGCGTCGCTTCCGTCTTCGGCTTTGGCGTAGATGGCGATGCCTATATTGACAAAGTTGCGGGATTGATTTACGGCCCGCGCACAAGCGGGGTTTGGCCGTTGATTCCCATCGGCGGTGGAGGGGGCGGCGGTGCGTCCGGGTCGCTGGTCAACATAACACTGAACACGCTCGCGGGCAGTAACGCGAACTGGCAGAATTATTCTCAGTGGATCCGATTCAGCGGCATGGGCATGCTGCAGTTTCCAGCCAGCTGGGTTGTGAAGATGCAGTTCCGCGCAGGCTCGCCAGTGATCGGGAGTATGTGCATCAAGCGCACCCTGGCTGGATCTACGGCAGTGATTGACACGACATCGGTCACTATCGGCGGCGTAACCAACCCCACGCTGGTTTCTCCGGGAATTGTCACGACCGACCCGATTTCAATAGCGCTCGACGATGCGCATGACTATTATTTCATGGTCTATTTTGCCAACGTCAGCGCGAATGCCAGCGTTTCCGCTGGTAGCGGCGGAAACTTTTCTGCGGCCAGCGCGACGGGGGATCAGACTGGCGTGACGACAATCCCCACAGGGACTGCAAATGTTGCTCTTTTCTACAGTATGTATGTCCCGTAAATAACTCCGTGGGCAAGCGGACTCTGGCCTCTCCGGCGTTCTCACTGAACATCATGCCAACATTACAGCCCTCGGTGCTCGTCCCGCCCGACTACGACACTCTCCTGCCGCCCTCGCAGGGTGGCTCGTTTGTCGACCCCGCCTTCGGGACATCGATTCAGAGGATCTCTGACGCCGCGCACGCCCGGAACGCCGACGGCGGTGGATTCCTCACCTGGATCATGGTCGAGTACTCCACCATGAGCCCTTTCAACCAGGACGATAGCCTCGCGCTCCTCGTGCATCAGTCCTACTTCGCGCTGTACGACTCGGCCGGGCGGTATATTCGGGATCTTCCGCTCGAGGTCAACGCCTCGAGCGAGCCGCGCTGGAGCCGGGCGAACAATCACGAGTTCTATTACGTCCATGGCAACCAGCTCAAGGTTTTCGACGCAACCACCGGCCAGGCACGCGTCGTTCGCACATTCGGCGAGTATTCCTCAATTTATGGCATGGGCGAGTCGGACATCAGCATGGACGGGGATCACCTCGTTTTCGCCGGCGATCGCCGCTACATTTTCGTCTACACCATCAGCACCGACAGCTGCTCGCCAGCGCTCGACGCGGCAGGCCGGGGCTTCGATTCGCTCTATCTCACGCCGTACAACCAGGTGCTCGTTTCCTGGGGTTTGGATCTCGCCACCAAGTTGGCGCCCATCGATCTTTACGATCCGAGCATGGCCTTTGTGCGACAGATCTTCCGCGTCAACGGCCACAAGGACGTTGCGCTGGATACGGATGGATCCGAGATCGTCGTGATAACCAATTCCGCGGAGCCTGCTCCGAACGTCGGCAAGAACGCCGTCATCAAAGTTCGGCTGTCCGACGCCAAGCAGACCTGCCTGCAGGAGTTGGATTGGTCGCTGGCGGTTCACATCAGCACGGCAGATCACACCAATTTCTGCTTCGTCTCAACTTACGCACCCGGCAATCCCGAGCCGCCGGCGGGATGGTACCCCTTCACCAACGAGATCCTGCAGGTCTTTTACGATGGAACACCCACCGTGCGCCTGGCGCACCACAGGTCGCGTCCGCATGGTGAGAATCAATACGATTACGAGGCCTGGGCCTCTGCGAATCGAAGTGGAAACCTGCTCCTGTTCAGTTCCGATTTTGACCTCCAGGCGCAAGACAAGACTGTCGCGGACGAATACAGCGACGTCTATTTGATCCAGCCAGTAAGGCACGTGCCAATTCCTGGACCACAACCACCGAGGCCTCCGCATCCCGCACCCGAGCCGCATCCGCGGCCGGGTCCTGTCAGAAGGACTTTATGAAAACACGATCCCGTTTGCAGCTCGCAGCTTTGATTTTGGCGTTCGTCGGCCTGGCCGGATGCTCGGTTTCGGGTGCCACGATCGCAAACTACATTACAATCGCAATGTCGGCCGGGAGCAAAATCCTGTCCGCGGTCGGCGTCCTCACGCCACAGGTCGGAGATTACATTACCCAGGGGGAGACCTGGCTGGCGGACGTCACCGCCGAGCTCGCCACGAACGACACAAACGCGGTGAAGGTGCTGAAGATCACCCAGGAATTTGCGACGATCGTCCAACCCGATTTGACCGGCGCCGGCACTATCGTGCAGCTCGCGGTGGTCGCTTTCTCCATTGCATTGAGCGCGGTCCTCGCCGCCGTCCAATCGAGCGCGGCGAACCAGCCGGCGGCATTGGCCGCCGCGCGGAGCGGGGCGCAGCATTTCGTGGACTCCGCGGTATTGCTCCCCACGCCGGCAGAGGCCAGGGAGCTAGCCTCGCTCCACAAGAAGGCCCTCGCCGTCGTGGCGCAGGTCGCCAAGCGCCGGGCCGGTAAAAAGTAGGTAGAAAGTAGGTAGAAAGCAGTTTGTCGAGGAGCATCTATGTTTCACTCATTCACCCACGGCTGGAATCGCCAGCCGAAAGACGCCCGCGATCGCAAGTTCGCGGCGCCGCCGCCGGTCGACGTGGAGACGGCGGTGCTTCTCAAGGGCATGCCGCCCGTTTGGGATCAATGCCAGCTCGGGAGTTGCACAGCACATGGCAGCCTGGCGGCATTCGCATTCTGCGACTTCCAGCCAGGCGCGGCGACTCAGGCTTTGTCCCGGCTCCAGGTGTATTACGACACCCGCGCGATGGAGGGCACTGCCGACCAGGATTCCGGAGGCAACATCCGCGATGCCGTCAAGGTGCTCGCAACCAACGGGGCGGCGCCGGAGAGCCTGTGGCCCTACGATGTAGGACGGTTCGCTGCCAAGCCCCCCGACGCCGTCTATGCGGCAGCAAAGCGGCTCGAGGCGCTCGAATACCGCGCGGTGAACGAAACGGTCTTGGGAGTTAAGGGGGCGCTTGCGCTGGGCCTCCCCGTCATCATCGGCTTCGATGTGAGCTCGAACTTCATGGACATCGGATCGGATGGTCTCATGGCGCTGCCCAGCGGCGAGGTCGAAGGCGGTCACTGCGTCTGCGTCATAGGCTACAGCGATCGCGACTATCAGGATGGGTCTCTCGGGCACATCCCCTCCGGAACGCTCATCGTGCGCAACTCCTGGGGGCCCGACTGGGGCCGCAAGGGGCATTTTCTGATGCCGTATGAAGCGCTCGAGGCATGCAGCGCTTCGGATTTCTGGGTCGTTTCCCAAATTATTAGGAACGGATGATCATCGGGAAGTCAGCACCGGGGGTCAGGCCGCGACCGCCCCCTTAGGACTGAGCGCCACGCCGCGGCCAGCCTGGCATGCGACCTACCAGCTCGAGGCTGGCAACGCCACACGGGCCGACCTGGGCCGGCGCGAAGGGCCGCGTGCGAATTCACGCGGCTGGCTGGGCGCGAAGCGCGGCGGGTAAGGAGCGTCCGGGAACAAAGCAGAGCCAAGCGAGGTGCGTTTATGAAGTAGAATTTCTGGCCCGGTCCCAACGGAACAAGTCAACGCGATGCGCCCCGGGAACGCCGGGGCGCATCGACCATGCTTTGTTTGGGCAGGTGAAAATATTTACAGCAGTGGAAGACTTTACACCTAGAATGAAGACGTGCGAGGCGGCATGCGGAATTCATCCACGCCCAAACCAGGCCGCGCGCCAGGCGCGTTCACGCGGAGGTGGCATTTGCGAAGTTTCATCGTGTCCATTCAGATCGAGTTTCCTGCGCTCGACAATCTCGTCGCCTTTTTGCTGTCGCGTGATGTCCAGCAGCAGCAGCTCGACAAACTGACAAATACAGTCAACGATTTGACCGAAAAGCTGCGTCAATCCAGCACGGTGCTGGCCGGCGCGGTTGAGTCCAATTCCCCGTAATCGAACCAAACTTCACTTCAGGAGCAAAAACCATGTCAGCAGATTTTTCAGGGCTCAATGCTGCGATCGCCGCGGCGACGACCCAGGTAACGGCGCAGACGACCACGGAAGCGAGCGCGGTCACACTGCTCAACGCATATGCCGCGTCAGTGCAGACCGCCGTCGCGGCTGCATTGGCCGCAGACGATGCCGCCGACCAGGGCAGCATCCAGGCTGCCGCCGATGCCATCACGGCAGTCACCACGCAATACACGGCCTCGGGCGCAGCGCTCGGCGCGGCCGTGGTCGCGAACACGCCTCCGGTTCCGTCGCAGTCGGCCCATCGCTAGAACCGCGGGAACGACGAATGAATGGCGGGTCGGGCACTCAGCCCGGCCCGCCATTTTTGTTTCTGCCGCCCGGATGCCTATTCCGTGACTTCGTCCTCCAGCTCTTTCAGGTCGTCTGGCAATTCGCATTCGTTGAGGATCAACCAGCGGGTCGCTTCTCTGTTCGAGACCCAGTCGACACGATCCATTTCTCCTTCAACCCGAGTGCAAAACTCGACATAATATCGCCCTTTGCGCGAGCGGTAGAGGGTCTGATCATGCCATTGACTGCGCGAGCTGCGCCCGATGTGATTGCTGCCATTCCAGTCGCGAGCCTCGCTCCAATATCGAGTCGCATTTTCCGTTTTGACGACCGTGTTATCGTCCATCCTGTACGCTGCCATCTAACCAACCTCCTGCGCACTTGGCGCATTCGGCTCACTGCGGGACTTGCAACCCCGCTTGTGGCCTTACGGCGGCCAACCGCCGTGCTCGGCAGCTATGAGCGGTAGAGCTCGCGGGCTTCGGCTTGCGTGATTGTGTTGGTCGTGTAGTCGGGGAGGACCACTTCCCAGTCGTTTGTGCCGCCGTTGCCGCGGCCGTCCTTCTGGCCGTCGCGCAGGATGTCTCCCGGTTTCGCCATAAGTTCCAGATCGCCGCCCTTCTCGTCGCCGAGGTAGCGTCCGAATTCGAGCTCTGGGCGCCCACCGACTGGCCAGGATGTTACGCGAGCGATCCAGGGCCGGCTGTAGCGCCGGCCGTTGTAGGAGTTGTAATGGACTGCAACGCGTTTGGCGACCAGAGCGATCGGAGCGGTGGCTCGCGCCGCCAACTCTTTTTGGGCTGCTGTGATCAGAATGGCGAGATCGGACTCGCTGCAGGTGGGGAGAGTGGAAAGGTCGAACATTTGAAAACCTCCTGCGGGCTAGCCGCATTTGCGTTTCGTCTGATGCCAGGATACCTCGCCGGCGCGCACGGTCAAATCAAATCCGCCCTTTACCCCAGTTCAAAATCGGATCCAGGCCGCTTGAGTGGTACCCGGAAGGGGATCACCCCGCTTCGCTCTGGCGCGCGGATCCGGCTCACTTTTGGAAACCCGCGCGCTTTCCTACCACTTGGGCAGTCCATCACGATCACTCGGCTGCTGCCCTCCCTCTCCCTGACGATCGTTTGCGCCTCGGTCTCAGCCGATCGCGAAAGACCTCGATGTTTGACACCACGGCGGTGATCGTCGCTTCGTCGCCGCTGGCGAGGATATCTTCCAGCTTTTCATGCAGCTCCCTGTTCTCCGCGGCGTAGGGAAACGATGCTTCACCGCTCGGCTGAGCGGCTGGCGGCAACGTTTGATCAACGCTATCAATCACATGAAGAAACAGGCGGTCTAAAAGCTCCCGATAGGAGGGTTCCCGCTCAGTTAAAACGCGTTCTTCAAGTTGTGTTCTTGAAAGCCACAGACGAAGTTTTTCGGATATTCGAATAGCGCCTTTTTTGTCTGTCATTTCAGCAACTTGGCAACATGATCCTACTTTTGTTTAGACAACACGGCAACACGTAGTTTAAGATAACCAGCGTCGAGGTCATTATGTCAAAACGTCTTAAGAATACGTCAGAATTGCTTACGGAGCCATCTGTAAGCTTTCGTCTGCCCCATGCGTTGCGCCAGGCCATCGAGGATGCCGCGTGGCAGAGACGTATCTCTATGGGCGAGTTGCTCCGCCGTTTTTCCAAGGATGGCCTGGCGAAATTGGAGCGGGGGAAAAAGAGTTTCAGTCGGTGCGCTCCTACGGCAACGATCGAAACCGCGAGTTCCAGTGCCACCGCCAACCCGCCGACACCGGAATCGGCTGTGGGTTAACCAAAGCGGCGCAGCTGGGGGTTTAGCTACGCCGCTCTTTTTTTAATATCGCTCCCAGTGAGAACGATATGGAAACTCTTGTTCGCAGGACGCGGCGGAAGTGTGCCTCGCGGAATCGCCAGGAGCCGGAATTATGCTGCTCGACATGAAAGAGAGAGGGCGCCTCGCCAGGCTCTTGTCCATCCTGCTGGAGAATCTGGAGACAGGCGCCGGACCGCGCGCGGATTCAGTGGACGGCCGCTGCCATTGGCAGCCGGTCGGCCAGGAGCTGGCGGACCACCGCTGCCATTGGCGGCTGGTCGGCCAGTACCTGGCGGACCACCGCGCGGCGACCACCTGGATCGAGAGGTTGTTGGGCGGCGACGCCGGGCCGGTGAAGCGGGCGCCGAAATCCCGGGCTCGAGGCGCGAACGCGCCGGCAGGTGTGCGATGAGCGAAATGGTAACCGACGCCGGCGGTCAACTGATCAACGCAATCGCGGAGGCGGTCTCAGCCAAACTCTTGAAATTGCTGGACACGAAACAGCGGTTGCTCGATGTCGAGGCGGCGGCCTGCTACCTTGGCATGACGCCGATAGCTCTGCGGCACAAAGTCTCCCTCGGCGAAATCCCTAATGTGAAGATCGACGGCAAGTTGCGCTTCGACAAGCGCGACCTCGACCGCTATATCGATCGCGCGCCGCGCGAGGGCGTGTAAGAGGAAAACTTGCCACTTGGAATCTACATCCTCCTGGTGACCGTCGCGGTGACCGCGCTGCTCATCTGGAGGTCCGTCTGGAAGGCCCGGCGCGCAGCCCATGCCGCACACCTGCAGCGGCTCAATACGATCTTGAATGGCGCGCGGGAATACCTGCGCACGATGTGGAGTTGAGGAGGCGCCGTCATATGGCACGCGAATTCACGGACGCGCAGATCCTCCAGGACAAGCGGCGGATCGACCAGGGGGAGATGTTTCTTACGAAGAAAGATCAAAATGAGCTCGCCCGGCTGCTCAGTCAATATCAGATGTCGCTCAAGGCGGACATCGAAAGCGAGCTCGTCCCTGGTACGGACCACCCGCCCTTTGGGTGTCGCTCGAACGTTGCCCGCGACCGGACTCGATGGAAACAGGTGGACGCATGGATCCAGCGCCTGGAAGCGGGCGAGCGCGACCGGCGGCTGCACCGGCGCCGCGACCAGCGGGCGGTGAGCCCATGAGAGCGTCGGCAATTCGGGATGGAGACACGCGCATCGGCGGTAAGAGCGACGCCTCGCAACCAAATGCCATGAGGAGTAATGTCGATGGCATGGAACCCACCAACAAGGGCCGCGCGAGCGGCCCGAAGGCGAAAGCGATCAAAGGGCTTACTCTGACGCTCAAGGTACCGGAGGCAGCTGCTCTGGCACGCTGCGGCGAACGCTCCATCCGTCTGGCCATCAAGGAGGGCCGGATCCCGATCGTCCACCTGGGGCGCCGCAATTTCCTGATCAGTCGGCCGGCCTTTCTGAACTGGTTGATAACCGGGGGAGAGCACCCCCATGCCTAGAGGCGAGAAGGGAACCGCGCGGCCTTATCAGCGAACGGGCACCGCCAAGTGGTGGATCCGCTATGTCGTTCCGGGGGAGAAGACGGAACGCTTCGAATCGTCGGGCTCGAAAAATAAGCGGGACGCCTGGGACCTCCTGCGCCGGCGCCAGGATCAGATTGCGCTCGGCACGATGGGGCCGCGCGGCCATGAGAACGAGACGGATCCAAACCGGCCAATCGAGCTGGCAACGCCCACGCTTGCGCCAGTGCCGATGGCTGGCGAGGTCACGGCGGGCGACCTGCTCAAGGTCTATCTCGCCAAGGCCAAGGGCCGCGCGAGCTGGAAGCAAGCTGACGGATACGTGCGACTGCACCTGCAGCCGGCCTTCGGCAGACTGAAAGCCGAGGCGCTGACGACGCAGCTGATCGATGCCTTTAAGGATCTGAAGCGGCGCCACGAGCCGCCTTATGCGCCGGCGTCGATCAACCGCATGCTCGAGGTCCTGAAGGCGGCATACAAGCTCGGCCGGGAAAACATGCCGCCGCTGACCGCGTTCAAACCGAAGATCGCGATGGAGGACGAGAGCGGAAACGTGCGCCAAGGCTTCCTGCTCCACGCCGACTACCTGCGCATGCGCGAGGCGTTGCCCGAGCACCAGAGAATCCTCCTGGACATCGGTTACCACTGGGGGATGCGGCGTGGCGAGATCCTGAGTCTCAAATGGAGCCAGGTCGATTGGGATGGCGGGCTGGTCCGGCTGGACAAGATGCAGACCAAGGGCCGCACCGCCCGCAACGCACCGCTCTATGGCGACATGCAGTCGATCCTGGAGGCCGCATACGAAGCCAGGGTTCCTACCTGCGCGTTCATCGTGAATTTCGACGGGCACGGGATAGTGGAGACCAAGACGGCGTGGCTGCGGGCCCGCGCGGACGCTGGACTGCCGGAACTGCTGATCCACGACCTGCGCCGGACCGCGGTCAGGAACATGTGCCGCGCCGGCATCTCACGCCCGGTCGCCATGTTGATCAGTGGACACAAGACCGAGTCGATGTACGCGCGTTACGACATCACAGACGAGGCCGACCTCGAGGCGGCGGGCGAAAAGCTCGCCACATATTACGCCGCACAGAAAGCGGCGCTTGAAAAGAAGAACGTACAGTCGGGCCGAAAGAACGTACAGCATGGCACGAAGAACGTACAGTTTCTCCGCCTCGCGGTGCTCTGTCCGATCGGCGCGCGAACTTGCCATTTGCGTGGCGGAAAGGACGCGTTCAATGCGCGGTAAACCCAAGCAACTCACGCCGGCCAGCGCGATTGATGGAGCGATCGAGGCCCCGCCGCCTTACAGACTCATCGTCGTCGACGAGCAAGACTATGTCGCTTTTCCACGGAAGCAGGTCCTCGAGCTTGCTCAAGAGCTCATCAAACGCTTCGGTCAGCTGGCGGAAATTCCCGTCCGATCCGTCAGGCGCGCTCCCGAGATGGTTTCGAGTTCCCAATCCGGCGCCAGTGCCTCCTCCTCCTCCAGCGTGCCGGATGTGGGCGGCGGGGCGCGCGGGGACGCTGCAGCTTGTGTTCCCGCGGCTCCGCTCGAGCTGGCGCCTCCGAGGGCCAGGAAGCCCAACTCGGGCCACCTGTGGCCTGCGCAGGACGAGGTCGCTGTCCGGACGTTCGCGCCCCGCAAAGGCAGCCTCGGTGAGGTGGTTTTCGAATACATCACCGCTGCCGGCCAGGACGGACTGGACGTCGCCGGCATCTGCATTGCGCTTGACAATGCCGGCGTATCGATCGCGGATAGCGATCGGGAACGGGCCATCACCAATGTGATCTATGGAACCCTCCGGCCGCGCGGTCTGATCGAGCGCTGTGAACGGAAAGATCAGCAAGCGTATTGGAGGTGCGTGACGCCATGAGTGTTGATGAATACGTTTACGAGGACGGACATCAGGGGTCTGTCGCATTGGAGGATCTCGGCCCGCGGCTGACGAGCTTTGAACTGAGCGAGCCGTGCGACCAGCTCCAGGCGGCGCTGGTGGAGGCCGGCAAGACGCTGCGCAATCCGGCGCCCAATAAGACAGCCAACATCACGACGCGCGCTGGCGGCGCATACAGCTTCAATTACTCCGACCTCAGCAGCGTGTTCGATTGCATCCGCGAGCCGCTTGCGAACGCTGGCCTGGCGATCGTCCAGATTCCCTCCGTGCGGCCTGGCATCGAGGAGGGCGTGGTAGCCATAACGACGCTACTCATGCACTCCAGTGGTCAACGGCTGAGAATGTGTCTCGAGCTGCCATGCAGTCTGGCAGGTGAGCCGCGCGAGCTGTTCCAACGCGTCGGAGGCTTTATTACCTGGCTGCGCCGGGTGAGCGCCGGCTCCCTGTTTCCGATCGCAGCGGAAACCGAGACCGACACCGGGAGGACAGACCCCCCGCCGGCGGCCGGCCCGCGCGCATCCGCTCAGGACAGGAAGCAGGCGCAGCCTGCCAGGAGGCCTCTCCCGGGGCAACCGCCCGCACAGAACGGCAAAGCCGCCGCGGTCCATTCAGGAGCGCCCGTCGACGCGCGGATTCCTCCGCGCGCCAGCGACGCCCCGGGGACCGCGGCCGCGGCGCCGTCCGGCAAACCACCAAGCGCGCCGGCGCCTGTTTCGCGGCCAGCAGACTGGCGTCCGGGCTTCGATGCGAAATGCGACAAGGCACGGGCAATTCTCCCGGAGGCAGAATTCACACGCATTCTCGGAAACAACGGCTACACGAACCAGCGCGAGTTAAACAACCGGGAGCACGCTCAAACAATCGTAAACGAGCTGCGCGAAGCCGCTCTGGCGATCCGCCGCCAAAATGCCAGCCAGGCCGGCGCCGCGGCGCCAGGTGGCAAGTTCGTGAACGGCCACGGCGTCGAGGTGGACGATGGCGATGTCCCGTTCGGCACTGGAGCAGACTCATGAGCCTCTACCCGAACGATGCATTCTATGGCCAGGAACCGGTCGGCGCCGAAGGGGAAGAGTTACGCCTAGGTCCCCAGCCGGTGGCGGCGCTGCTCGATGCGGCACCGGATCCGGAGGACGGCGAGTTCCACTTCGAACGGGATGGCGAAGTCTTTGTGGATGATGACGACTCCGACGAGGACTTGTGGAGGGAAATCGATGGTTGACACTGCGCTGGCTTGCGTCTTTGCCGGCCTGGGTTGCCTGGCGGTGTGGGGCTTCAGCGGCCGCGATCCGCTGTGGTGGCTCATTCACGCTCTGATCTTCCTCCGCGCTGCCATCGCGCTCGCATGGAGAGTGCGAGGGGAGGCATGGGCGCACTATCGCGGCGCGCTGCCAGGGGAGGTCCGAAAGATGCGGGTAGATCTCATGGCGGACGATCTAAGGGAAGGGCTTTAGCGGTAGCCGACAACCGCAAGAGAGGGAAGAAAATGGCAAAAACACCAATATCTAACGGGCGACCGGTGCTCGTGACGACAGCTCACCGCGGCGTGTTCTTCGGATACGCCACCAAGACCGATGGCCCGACCATCAACCTTCGCGCAGCCCGGCTATGCGTGTACTGGACGGTCGATCTGCGCGGCTTCATGGGCCTTGCCTCGGCCGGTCCCAATGCCGGCTGCAGGATCGGTCCGGCCGCTGACATCGAGCTGCGCGACATTACTTCGGTCAGCGAAGTGTTGCCGGAGGCGGTTGCCAAATGGGAAAAAGCACCCTGGTGCTAGTTGGCGAGCTGCCCGAGTGGACGTCTGCCGGCTCCGGCTCCGGCTACGGCTACGGCGACGGCTCCGGCTCCGGCTCCGGCTCCGGCTCCGGCTCCGGCTCCGGCTCCGGCTCCGGCTACGGCTACGGCTCCGGCTCCGGCTCCGGCTCCGGCTACGGCTCCGGCTACGGCTCCGGCTCCGGCTCCGGCGACGGCTCCGGCTCCGGCTCCGGCTCCGGCTCCGGCTACGGCGACGGCGACGGCTCCGGCTACGGCTCCGGCTACGGCGACGGCTCCGGCTCCGGCTACGGCTCCGGCTACGGCGACGGCGACGGCTCCGGCTCCGGCTCCGGCTCCGGCTCCGGCTCCGGCTACGGCTCCGGCTCCGGCTCCGGCTCCGGCTCCGGCTACGGCTCCGGCTACGGCTCCGGCTACGGCGACGGCGACGGCTCCGGCTACGGCTCCGGCTACGCCTCCAGGTATTGGCGCGCGGTCTTTGACGTTGCCGTGCGGACCTGGACCGGCAAGCAGCGCAAGCGGCTGCGCGTGGTGAGTGGCGCGTTTCTTGCGTTCTGGAAGTCCGACAAAGATGGATTCCCCACCAATGGCGGAAACTTCACTAAACCCGTTGGTGTGGGCTCAATCCACGAAACGAGTGGCCCTTTGAACCTCTGTCAGCGAGGCACTTTGCACGGCACGCTAAGCCCCGAGAGATGGCAAGGGGAGCGGCTCTGGGTGGTCGCGCTGATCGGCGACCTGGTGACCGATGGCGACAAGATCGGAGCGCTTCATCGAGAGGTCCTGGGAGAGGTAATCAAATCGCAGAGAGGTTGAAAGTGACTATGGAAACCATATTGTTCAGAGGCGTTTTCGTTCGTCATTTCGACGAGCGCCGCAAAGGCGAGGTCGGCGTCTTCACGCGGATCCATTTAACGGCCGACCCGTCGCAGCCTGTTTTTGCGGCCATGGGATGGGAGGATGTGCCGGACTGTGTTGGCTCAGGCGCGCCGCTCATTGGGGAACTGGTTTGCAGGAGCCTCACGCTCACACCGATCGATCCAGGGCTCGGCAAGCAGGCCATTGCACTTACATGCATCGAAGCCAGCGATTTCGAGTTGGCGCGCGTAAAGGCTAAGGACGGCGAGAGTTCCTCCAGTGAACTGCGGTTCAGCGTGCGCTCACAAGCATCCGAGGCCGCCGCCCTGCTGAGCAATTGGATGCGCACGATCGGCGAAGGCAGAGCGACGCTCAAACTCGATTATTCTGCGGTCAACCGCGCGGCGAAGAAAGAGACCGCGCAGGATGAGGCGCCGCTATTCGCGCAGGCCTCGAGCGCGGAGCAAGCGGATCCGGGGACGGCCGAGCTGGTCCTCAAGGACGATGAGGGCAACGTGGTCCGACGCTTCGAAAGCGTGGAAGAAAAGGAGCGGGCCGGCCTGAAACTCGAGCCCGGTCCGAAGGAATTCTCTCTGCCGACCGCGCGCCAGGCGGCCGGCCGCACGCCCCACCTGGGAACCCGCAAGGCGGGCAGGCCGGTCAAGGGGAATCGAGAAGTCCAATGAAGATCACGATCGAAAGCACCGGCAGGATTGTGGACATCCTGCCGCGCGCCGGCGCAGAGCCGGTACCCGCGCGGCTCTGGGAAGGCACAACGGACAGCGGTATCGAGGTCAAGTGCCTGGTTACTCGGATCGCAGCGCGAAAGGGCCAGGACCTCTCGCAGTTCGATCGTGAGTTGCAGAGCCAGCGCGAGCCATCGCCGAACTCGATCTGCTATCCGCTTCGGCTGATTCTTTGAACGGCGAGGAGGTGCAAATGCCAATGACACGCAAAGACGGGCTTGTTCATATCACTATCACCGACGCAGAATTCGACGTCCTGTTGATCGCGCTTGGAACCGCAACCGGGGCCGCCTGCGTTCCCAAAGTCGCGGACATCAGGCGATCGTTTATACGGCTCGTAAACTCGATCAACGTGGGCAACCCGCAATTCACGCCGTATGAGGTGGAGGAGGCCCCGAAGTAAATGCCGGCGCAACTGTGGGCGGGCAAGACGACTCGTGGCGGCTTCCGGCTGATCCTCCCTGGCCGCACGCCGACCAAGGGCAACTCGCGCGTGAGCCGCCGCGAAATGAAACCGTCCAAGGCCTATCTGACGTGGATGGCTGCCACGGCGTACAGCGCGATCGCACTCTCAAACATGGTGAGACGTGCTGGCGTGCGCTTGCCGATTGGCTCGCGCACGCTGGTGTCCCTGAACATCTACCTGCCGAATCTGATTCGAGGGGATCGTGACAATTACCACAAGGCGATCGGCGACTGGCTGCAGACTAACGCTTTCATCTCGAACGACCGGCTGATCCACTGGGGACCGACCAAGTTGTACTGCGATCGCGCCGAGCCCCGGCTGGAACTGGTCGCGGAGCCCTACATTGCGGGGGAGGGTGAGCTGTGAACGACGCGCGTCAGGGCTCGGATAAAGCAGAGGCGCCTCGCACCTGGCGCTGCGCCCATTGCGGCGCAGAGAACCCGGTAAGCATGGTCTGGTGCAACGCATGCAGCAAGGAACGCGAGGACGCGCCGGCGACGCCACCAACCAGCCGGCAACCCGAAGGGGACATTTGATGGCGAAGAGCACGATTTTCATGGGGACGACCTCGATCGACTCCGGAAGAACGGCGGCGGAAATCAGCGGGCTGCTGGTAGCGTCAGGCGCGCGCCAGATCGCTTGCGACTATGCACCGACGGGTAAAATCACAGGGCTGCGGTTCACGATTCCGGTGAACAGCGTCGTCGTCGCGTTTGCCCTGCCAGTGCGCATCGATCCGATCCTCAAGCACGTCCGCGGCGACAAGGCACAGGCGGAGCGCGTGGCGTGGCGGCAGCTCTACCGCTGGGTGCAGGCCCAGCTCGCTTTGATCGAGGTAGGGATGGTCAAGGCAGAGGAGGTCTATGCGCCGTACATGCTGCAGCCCAATGGCCAGACGCTGTTCGAGTTTCTGTGCGAAACCACGTTCAAGCAGCTGGCTGCGCCAAAGGAAGGTCTCTGATGGGCAGCAAAACAAGCATCGAATGGACTGACGCCACTTGGAACCCAACGCGCGGCTGTTCGCGTGTGAGCGAGGGCTGCCGAAACTGCTATGCGGAGAAGTTCGCCGCGCGATTTGCAAGGCCCAAAGCCTCGGGCGCCGCGCCAAAATCTCCAGCGGGAATATACGCCGGATTTGTGCAGTTGACCTCGGCCGGCCCGCGCTGGACGGGCAAAGTTGAGTTGGTGAAGTCGAAACTTGAAGTGCCGCTGCACTGGCGAAAACCGCGCAGAATCTTCGTCAATTCGATGAGCGATTTATTCCACAAGGACGTGACGCTTACGGACCTGGAGCGAATCTTCCGGGTGATGTTCAGCGCCCCACAACACACGTATCAGATCCTCACGAAACGCGGCGATGTGATGGCGGCGCGTGTCCCCATTGTGATGAATCGAATCTTCGGGATGCACTGGACAATGCCGGAATTCATTTGGCTCGGCGTCTCTGTGGAAAATCAGGAAGCCGCCGATGCGAGGATTCCGTTGCTCCTCCAGACGCCGGCGGCCGTGCGTTTCGTGAGCGTGGAGCCGTTGCTAGGGCCGGTGGACCTGCAAAATCTGCCGAGTGCGAGCGGAATTGGCCGGTACCTGGATGCGCTGAGTAATGCAGGCGTGGACCCAGGCGCCCTCGTTCCACGCAAACTCGACTGGGTGATTGTCGGCGGCGAGTCCGGACCTGGCGCGCGGCCCATGCACCCCGACTGGGTACGGTCCATCCGCGGCCAATGCGTAGCGGCGGCGGTGAAGTTTTTCTTCAAGCAGTGGGGCGAGTACGCGCCGGCACGTCTCGAAATGATCGAGGGGGCAATCAATAAGACGGGCGGAAAATATCGCTTCGAATTCGATCCACGCTGCGGAAACGATCTTCTTCATCTCGGCAAGCACGCCGCTGGCCGAGTGCTGGACGGCCGCGAATGGAATGAGATGCCGGAGGTTTCCCGATGACGAAAGATAACCCGGGGGTAATTGCAGGGTTGGAGGACGCTCTCGCCAACGCGAAGATCGACCTGCGCATGGCAAAGGCGCGGGAGTGCCGGATGCAAACCGCTATCCGATGGGCGCTGGGAGAGTTGGGCGGGTTCCATGGTCGCGAAGAAGGGCAGGGCGCGTACTGGTGGCGTACGGAATTGCGTGAGCGTTCCGCCCTCGCCGCCTCGGGGCCGTGCGAGCATGCCGAAGAAGTGGAGCGGCTGAAGGCGCTGTGCGGGGAGGCTGCTCCGTTCCTCGACGATCTGGCGAGACACCTCGAAGAGATTGATGGCCTGCATGGCATAGAGACTGGGCTTGCCGCTCGCCTGCGGGCAGCGGCGAAAGGCGGCGGGGAGTGCCGGATGCGGGAGGCAGTAAAGACATACGTCGAGAAACTGGAAAGCGGGCTGGACCGGATGGGCGGTGACGACCCGCTCATGTCCATACAGAGGCTCAAGTTGCAGCCGTTGCGTGCCGCCCTCGCAGCCTCGGGACCGTGCGAGCACGAAGCAGAGATCGCCGCCCGCAAGGAGCACGAGGCGGCCCTATTCCGTTCGGTCGAGAAGAACCGGGCGCTTGCTGAGGAAGCGGTCGCAGGGGTGGAGCGGCTGCGGAAGTTGCTCGTGCGCACCGCGGATGGAATGGAGAACGACGCAGAACTGCTCGAGGAAGGCGGTTTCAGCAATTCGGCGGAGTCCTGCCGGATGAGCATCATCGAATTGCGTGCGGCGGCAAGGGGCTGACATGGGCCTCTACGGATTCAACAAGCGTTTCGTGCCCTACATCGTTGAGGGGAGCAAGACCCACACCATCCGGGCGGTACGCTGCCTGCGCGACAAGCCCGGCAACACGATGCACCTTTACACTGGCCTCCGGCAGAAGGGAGCGGTCCTGCTGGGGCGGTTCCCATGTATAAAAGTCGAGCCGATTCGCATAACCGAGGACCATCGCGTCTTCGTCGACGAGGTTGAGTTGGACAGCGACGAGAAGGACCTGCTCGCCTGGCGGGACGGTTTTCGCCTGGACGCGACGGTCTGGGCCATCACCGATCCTCCGCTGCCGAAACATACCGGCTGCTTCGAGCTCCTGATGATGCCGTTCTGGGACGAGCGCCTGCCGTTCGTCGGCCACGTCTATCACTGGCGGTGGAGCAAATGAGTGAGTCGGCCCCAAAGGTGTGCCCGACGTGCGGCCGCCCGATCACGACCGGGCCGCGGCGGATCTGTTTCGCCTGTGGCGGCCCGATCGGACAGCACCACAGATACCACTTCGAAGGCGGACGCGTGATGCACAACGACTGTGGGGCGCCCAAGGGGGTGCAGCGCCAGGAGAGCGCGCCGCTGCTGGATGTGTGCGGAGAGAATGAACGACCGCTGGAGGCTAATTAGGTGCCTCGTAGATTCTGGACCGATGATGAGCGTGCGCGATTGAAAGAACATTACGCGGTGCGCCCGACTCTGGAGCTCGCCAAGGCACTGGGGCGTGGGCGCACGGCCGTATACGGGATGGCTTTTAAGCTCGGGCTGTCGAAGTCGCTGGAGTTTCTCGATAGCGAAGAATCCGGCCGCCTCCGAAAAGGCCAGGCCATGCGGGGTTCTGAACGGACGCAGTTTCCGAAGGGCCATGTGCCGGCGAACAAGGGTTTGAGGCGTCCGGGCTGGCATGCCGGCCGGATGCAGGAAACGCAGTTCAAAAAAGGAGGTCGATCTGGCGTCGCGGCGAGGAACTGGAGGCACATCGGCACGATACTTCCAGACCCCCAAGGCTACCTCCGGATCAAGGTCCGGGAGGCGATGTATGGGAAAGAGCCTACGGGTTTCGGAAACACGAAGGTATGGCCGCTGTACGGTCGTTATGTTTGGGAGCAACACAATGGCCCGATACCTCCGAAGCACGTGGTGCTGTTCAAGGACGGCGATCGTTCGCGCTGTGTGATCGAGAACCTGGAGCTGCTCTCCATGGCTGACAACGCTCGCCGGAATAGCATGTGGAACCGGTTGCCGCGCGAGTTGGCGGAAGTGATCCAGCTGAGCGGCGCACTGAAGCGCCAGATAAGGAAGCGGGATGGCAAAGAACAAAATAACCGATCTCCGAGACCACCTGTTTGAGACGCTCGAAGCGCTGAAGGATCCTGACAACCCCATGGACCTGGAACGGGCCCGGGTGATCAGCGGAGTTGCACAGACGATTATTAACTCTGCCAAGGTCGAGGTCGATCTCGTAAAGGCCGTATGCGGTAGTGCTCCCGGCAACACTGCGTTTTTTAATCTTCCGGACGAGAGAGACGATCGCCCGGATCTCCTGAAGATTTCGCGGGCCAACGGAGGACACCGCAACTCAGCACTGCTGTCGGAGAGGAAGACTGGTTGAGCAGATGAGCACTTTGATCAGTGCGAATGTGAAGCGAACCGCTGCAGATATCTGCGAGGGCCTGGGCGTGGCCAGTGGCGATCCCGCGGCGGAAGTGGTCGCCGAGCTGGTCCAGGCGCGCGTCGAGGCCGAGCTGGAAGCGGCGCTGTCTGCGCCCGGGGCGGCCGCTGTGGCGCTGGCGGGCGGCCTTGATATCGACGCAGCCACGGTCCAGCACGACCTCGCCACGGCCGACTATCGCGCGCCGACTGAAGCGTGGCAAAAGGGCCACAGTTCAAAAGTTGATTTTGAAGTCGCGAAAACCCGACTTCAAGAACCTCTGGGCGAGCAAAGAAAGGACGGTGCGAGATGACGCTCGAGCTGAATGAGGAGGAACGCCAGGTCACGCTGCTTGCCTTGGCTCACCTGGCAGTTGAGCGGCCTGGTTGGGACGACGTGCTCGCCGCGATCGCGAAGCGGATCGATAACGTCGTCGCCGATCGACCGGAGCTATATGACAACTTCCGTTATCTGCACGGTCAATGCGCGGGCCATGCGCCGCCGAGTGCACCTCAAGTAAAGGCGGCATTTTACGCAAGCAAATAAACGTGGGCGCCGGCAGAAGAAGGGGAACGAGCCAGCGGCGAGGCCGAAGTACCTGCACGATCGGGACGGGCTTCTGCGGTGCAGGGTCTGCCGCTGCACAGACCGCGAGCCATGTAACCCGCCTTGCTTCTGGGATCCGACGGACGCGCGCGGCGACCTCTGCTCGAGCTGCTCGGTTGTGATATACGAGCTGCTCAGCTGGCGCCTGTGCGCGCACCGGCCGACCAAGGCGGCGCTCGTGCGCGAGCTGGACGCACGCATGAAGACGGTGTTCAAAGCTGCAGGAGGCGGAGCGGCATGATGCAGAGTTACCCGTGGTACATATCCAACTGGCGCCAGGACACCGCCGTGCTCGCGATGAGCGCAGAGCAGCGTGGCGTGTATCGCGACCTCTTGGATATCTGCTGGGATCAAGGCAGCCTGCCTGCAGATGAGAACACGCTGTGCCGTTTGGCCATGTGCGATTCGAAAGAATTTAAGAGGGCGTGGCCTGTGGTATCGAAGTGCTTCTTCGCGGTGGACGGACGGCTTCACAACAAAAAAGTGGATGAAAAGCGTCCGAGCGTTTTGCAGTCTAAAGAGGACCGGAGGCGCGGCGCCGAAGAGACCAATCGGAAACGCGCAGCGAAGCGCCAAGCGGAGCGATCAGCGCAGGCGCAGCGTGACGCCGAGCGTGACGCTGGCGAAGGGTCAGCAACCTCCGGCGGCATCGGCACGGAGGACCAAACCGAACCAAAGGAAAAGCGAAACACGATAGAAAAAAATAGCGAAAATGGTTTCTTTCGCGACGGAAAGATAGGGCGAACAAACGCTAGAAAATACCGTAACTCTTCTGGAATCAGCGTATCGCCGGACGCTGAGCGCGACGCCCAGTGTACGCCCCCTCCGTCTCCGTCTCCGTCTCCGTCTCCGTCTCCGTCTCCGTCTCCGTACAGCGGCGGCGAAGAGGGTCCGAAGGTTGTTACGCCGCCGCCGCCGCCGCGAAACGGGACTGCAAAAGCAGCGAACGGAACGCAGCCGTGGTGGGAGCAGCACTGGAACCACATCGCCGAATGCCTCGTCGAGATTCGGACTCATGCCGGGAATTTGCAGAACGGACCGGCTCGCTACCCGGATGAGGCTATTTGCCTAGAGGTCGGCGCCTACTTCGCAACCGTCCAGGATTTCGACGATTGGATCCACGAGAAATGCAAGGCCAAGCAGGGCGGCGGCGCGCGAGGATGGAAATGGTTTGCTCATCTGGCGCAAGCAGAGGGGACGCGCAAAGGTCCGGAACAGAGCTGGCTGCCTGGGGGTGTTTAATGCCGAAATGCATTCTCTGCGATGGTCACGGGCACCGCATGATTTACACGCTGCGGCCGATCCGCCGGCAGCCTGACGGCAAGCTGCTGAAGTTGCGGGCGGTGGTGCTCAGCGAGGCCCAATATGTGGAGCTGTCGAAGCACTTACCGACGTCGCCGCTGGACTGGCGCCCGGAGAACGAGGGCGTGGTCTGCATAGAAAGTTGCCCCTGCACCTGCCGGCCGCTGCCTCGCAAGCGGAAGGATAAGCGCGGGCCCGCGAAGCCTGCGCGAAATAGCAAGGCCCGGCGCGAGTATTGGTGGAACAGATAATGCCGGCGATCGGGTCCGTCTGGCAGCTCTTGGAGCGCGGGTGCGGAGCAGTTGGCGATGCTGCAGCCCAAAGCAGCGCAATCGGAGAAAGACATGGATGATCCACTGTTGAACCTTCTCAAGTTAGGCATCACCAATCACGCGACTCGGTGCTACATTGCGCTCGACTGGCACAAGCAAGAGCGGATTTTAAAGATTGAAAACGGCGTCGAGTTCTGGGGCGAATTGGTCGAAGGGCGCCCGCTCGGAGCAATGGCGAACGAGTGCGAGTTGTCTGAAAATGAGGCTCTCCTTGGCATTCAAGAACTGGAATCCATTGGAGTCGTCGTCGTGTATTGGGGAGAGTTTCCAGAATTGGGAAGGTACAACATTTACGAATTTGCACGCTGGCAAAAGCGCGTCCCGGACGCTGTTGAAGAAGAGGACCGGAAAAAAGCGAGGGAAGGCCTGCGCGCTGAAGGGGAGGATCAGGAGAGGACGCGGCGACTCAATTACGCCCAAGGTCTTGCGAAGCTTAAAAGAGAAGTCTGGTGCCTCTCTCCCGGCCAAGCGGCGGTGCTCCTGGGTATCGAGAGGTCAGCAGTTATCAGTGCAATGGACGCCGGCGTCTTGTCGTTTCGGCGGGTCGAGCATCCGAACGGTCGTTCGCCCATCCAACTGGCCCGACGCATCAGACCAATCGACCTAGACGCGTTTAGGAAACAGCTCGAGAAAAGGTGCGCATTGGAACCCGCGCAGATTTCTGGAGTCGCCGCGGCCGAATCTTAGTAGAGCACTTCAGTTGGTGGAAGGCCGGCGAAGGTTGACGCTGGTTTGCTTGAACAATTGTTTAATGATATGTTCATTGCAGCAGGCCTCCCCGCGCGGGGCTGAGCGATACGGGTCGCTTGTGCCGAACTGGCGGCGCTCGTCTCAACCAGATCCCGGTCTCCACTCCATAACATTGCTATGCCTAAACCGAGGCGCTTCAAACGCCGCGTCGCCGTGTACCGCGGCGCAGAGGACGTGTTCTATGCGGCGCCGGCCGCCGCCGCGCATCTGCTCGACGCGGGCCTGGCGACCGTCCGGCAGAAGTCTGCGAAGGTCATTGGAGAGATTTTGCTCGGCGGCGCCGCTGACGGCAGCGCCTGCGGCAGAATCGACATCAGCCGGCTCGAGCTGCGGCCTGGTTCTTTCGGGATCCGGCGCGAGCATCTCGAGGTCAGCGGGCATTTGTGCTTCAGCCATCGCCGCTCGTGGGACGAAGTAATTCGGGCGGAGGCCACCGCTTGTAGCGGCAACGAATGAACTCTGACGAACCGGTTAACCCGGGAAGGGAGGCCGATCTGACGCCTCGGCCAGACCCGACCTTGTTAACGACCGCGCAGTTGCGGAGGGAGATTTCTCAACTCAAGGACCTCCTCAATCTGCGTCTCGACCAGATGGACAAGGCAGTCACACTGGTTCACGAGGCCCGGGATAAAATGCCCGCTCGGGTAGACGAGAAAATCGCCGCACTCCAGGCGGTCCAGGATGTCAAATTTGAGTCCATTCAGATTCAGTTCAAGGAACGGGACGTTCGAGTAGAACAATCGTCAAAGGATGCCAAAGTCGCTGTGGATGCGGCTCTCCAGGCGGCGAAGGAAGCCGTCGAAAAGCAGAACACAAATTTTGCACAGACGATCGGTAAATCGGACGCGGGGACGACGAAACAGATCGATCAGATGAACGTTCTCATCGATAAGATCACGTCTGGTTTGAACGACAAGATCAGCGATATAAAGGATCGGCTTGGGCGCGGCGAAGGTGTGGGAGAAGGCAAGCACGATTCGAGCGCATTCATGTTCGCGATTGTGGCGGCGCTGGTTTCGATGGGCTCTTTGATCGCGGCCGTGGTGATCGCGTTCCGTAAGTGATATGCAACCAACTTCGTGGAGATCTACCGTCTGCGGCCTGGTCGCTGCACTGGCGGCATTCGTCGTCATCAATCCGGACCTGTTTGCCGTGTGGCCTTGGATCCTGTCGCTGGCGAAATACATCATGGTCGGCGGTCTAGCGGGAATAGGTATTGCCGCTAGGGACGCGGGCGTCCACTACACGCCGCCAGACACGCTGCAGGCGATCGCAGAGGCGAAACAGAAGGAAGGCCTGCAGATCGTCGCCGACGAAAAGAAGGCGGGCTAGATGCTGGAGCGATTTCTATTGTAATAGACGGGATCGGGCGCGGCCCGGCTGTCGCGCCACGACGGACGGGGCGACGTCGACGCCGGCGGGGTAGGTAACGAGGCCAGCAGCGGCGGGCGGCGCGAGGGTGCTGCCACGGGGCGCGGGGACGGCCGGCTGCGGCGGCCGTGGGTGGGTGCGGCGGCCCGCAAAAAGCTTAGGTACTTGGAGCGGTTTCAATCGCGGGAGGTGGCAGTGCCTCCGGATTTCGCTAGTCGCTGGCCGAAAAGTGGGTTTTACAAGTGGGTTTTACAAGCCTGATGATCGGAGGTCCGGCGGCGCAGCCCGACGAGCGCGTAACCACAAGAGCAGCCGCCCCTTACGAGGCGGCTGCTCGCGCGCTTGGACGCTCATCGTCAGACGAGCAGCCCGTAACCCGCCGGCAGATCCTCGAGCAGGCGTCTCATATCCGGCGTCCAGACGCGACCGTTATAGGAAACGCGCGCTACCAGTTCACCCTGGTTCGATCGGATCTCTCCAGAATCCCGTTTCAGATCGCTTCCGGCGAGCTCGTTCTTCTTGACGAAGAGCCACCAGATGGTGCTGGCCTCTTCCGCCGTTCGAACGGGCACTTTGATCGTTTTGAAACCTCGGGCGGAAAGCACGATGTATCCGCCGGCGGCCGTTTGCATGGTCTGTTGATTTGGTGTGGTCATCCGGGTGAGTCCTTGTATCACCATTGGTCAGTCGCAGCCCCGTTCAGCGCGCTCCGCGCACTCATCGCACTGGTAGCCCAGCTGCACATCGCGTGGCGTGAGCCTGTTCCGTTTTCGGCAATTTGGGCAGGACCGGTTCCGCGGGTTCGCTTTGGTGGCTGCGCGGAGCGCGCTTCCTCCACCAGGATCCGCGAAGTCATCAACATTCCCGCTCGTGATCTCGTCATCGTAGAGTTCGTCTCCGGCGTACATTTTGTTTGGTGCTCCTTGCACGACTCATTCATCACTCCTCCGCCGCCCCCGATCCAGTCGATTCGGATGCAAACCGAAAAGAAAAAGCCCGGCGCGTGGCCGGGCTTCGTGGCGGGCGCGATCGCGCGATTACTCTGCGATCTGGTAGCACCGTTCGCCAGTTTCGTTCTTAAAGGACCGGATCACGACGCCCTTCTTACCCTGGCTCGAGATGAAGCCGCGCACGGAGTGCTTCTGCCAGCCGGCCTGCTGCATGATTTCCGTGAGTTTGGCGCCCTCCTGGCGGCGCAGAAGCGCCAGAATCATCGCAGTCTTGTTGCCCTCGCGCGGAGCGGCCGGCTCCTTTTTCTCGCGTTTAACGAGCGTTTTGGCTGCTTTGGCAGGCTCTGCTTCCTTCTTGGTGGCCTTCCTGCTGGCGCCCGTGGGCTTGGGCGGCGTCTGGCTGCCCTTCCTGGCGTTGCCCTTAGACTTGGCGGTCGGCGGCGCGTCTGTGGCCGTCTGTGCGTCTGCGGGGCCGGCGAACGGCGCCGACGGCGTGCGTTTGGAACTGAGTTTCATAGAGTTTTGAACCTTTCGAGCGAACTCGTACCCCACATCGATCACTCAGATCCGACGTTGATTGCAAGCCAAAGCCGGATCTTCCTCGCGGCATGAGCTGAACAGCATGGCGAAAACCAAACCGAACAAGTCTGTAGGGATCCGCGACCAGCAGTATGAGCTGGTGTCCATCGCGGCGATCCAGCCACACCCACGGAACCCGCGGCAGGGCGACGTGAACGCGATCATTGCATCGATTAAGTCCAATCAATTCTTCGGCGCTTGCGTAGTGCAACGTTCCACGGGGAACATTCTGGCGGGCAACCACCGCTGGCTCGCCGCCCGGGAGTGCGGACTGCCGGTCGTCCCGGTCATTTATGTCGATTGCGACGATGCAGAGGCCCTCCGGATCTTGCTCGTCGACAATCGCACGAACGATCTGGCCGGCTATGACGACGCCGCGCTGGCCCAGCTCCTGCAGGAAGTTCAGGCGGAGGCCGGAACGCTCCTCGGCACGGGGTTCGACATCGAGTCTCTCGACGATCTGCTGCGGGGACTTCAAAGCGACAGCGCCAGCGAGGGCGCAACGGCAGACGATGCGGTTCCGGAACCGAAGGAGAACCCGGTCACGCGGCCTGGCGATCTGTGGCTCCTTGGCTCGCGAGTCATCTGTCCGCACTGCGGCACGGAGAATGATGTTTGACTGTACCTGCAGGAAGTGTCACCGCTCGCTCGAGGCGATCGTGCCTCCGCGCCACCGGTTGCTATGCGGCGACTGCCGCGATCCAAAGCAGGTCGATCGACTCTTCGACGGGACGCGCGCAAACGTCGTGATCACCTCGCAGCCTTATGCATCGCAGCGCGAATACGATGCATCGAGCGGCTTCAAGCCCGTCCCGGTGGACGAATACATCGAGTGGTACGGCGCGGTGGCCGAGATCATCGCCTCGCACCTGGCGCCGGACGGCTCCTATTTCCTCAATATCAAAGCCCACGCCAAGGATGGCGAACGCAGCCTCTATGTGATGGACCTGGTAATCGCACACAAGCGGCGGTGGGGCTGGCGCTTCGTTGACGATCTATTGTGGCGCAAACCCGACAATGGCGTCCCCGGCGGCTGGCCCAACCGGTTCAAGAACGCGCACGAGCCGGTCTTTCACTTCTGCCGGCAGGCGGAGATCAAGTTTCGGCCGAAAGCGGTGGGCCACGTCTCGGAGGACTGCTTCAACTACTCGCCGGACAATCCGAAGTCGACGTCGGGTAGCGGGCTGCTGGGCACAGGAGCGCGCGGCTCTGCTGCAGGAAAGCAGGACGCCGGCGACAGCGACCGCCGTTTCGTGGACATTGCGCGGCCATCGAACGTGATCGAATGCAAGAGCGAGTCAACGCAGGGATCGCACTCCGCGCAGTTCCCGCGGATGCTGGTCGAGTTCTTCTTGAATGCATACTCAGACGCCGGCGACACCGTTTACGACCCGTTCATGGGCAGCGGCACTACCATGGCAGCCGCGCACCTGCTGGGCCGCGCCGGGTTCGGCTGCGAGATCTCGCCGGCATACTGCGACGTAATTCTCGAACGCCTATCTCGTCTGGGCGCCTGCTCCATCACACTGGCGGCAACCGGCCAGACGTTCGACCAGGTCGCAGAGGAAAGATTCCAGGCTCCGGTCGAGGCCATAGCATGAAGTGCAAATGCTGGAAGTGCGGGCTGGACTTCAACGTGAAGCCGAGCCCTCGCCACGCGCTGTTGTGCGGCGATGCGACCGACACTGCACAGGCGTCGCGAGCGATGTGCGGGGAAAAAGCGCATCTGGCGTTCATTGATCCGCCCCACAACGTTGATTATGAAGGATATACGGACGACAGGTTAAAGATCCAAGGCGACAAAAAGACCCCCGAGCAGTTCCGGATCTTCCTGTTGGCTGCGTTTCGATCCTGCGCCACGGCGGTGCGCACGGATGGATCGATGTATGTGTGCCACTCCTCGTCGTGGCAACGTGAGTTCCAGGACGCGCTCGAGGCTGCCGGTTTCGAGATCCGTTGCCAGATCATTTGGGCGAAGAACACTTTCGCCTGGGGGTTTGGAAGGTATAAGTTCCAGCACGAGCCCATGTTCTATGTTCACGTCGCCGGCCAATCGGACGCCTGGTACGGAGACAAGAGTGAGTCGACGCTCTGGCAAATACCCAAGCCGGCGGCCAGCCGGTTGCACCGAACCATGAAACCGATTGCGCTGGTAATTCGGGCGATCGAAAACTCGAGCCGGAACGGTGACATAGTCGGGGATCTCTTTGCAGGCTCCGGCTCGACGCTAATCGCCTGTGAAAAGACCGGGCGCCGGGCGAGGCTCATGGAACTGGATCCGATCTACTGCGACGTGATCGTGCGCCGCTGGCAAAACTTCACCGGGCGCGAGGCAACGCTCGAGGGGGACGGCCCCACGTTTGCACATGTTGAATTTGGCCGCATGCAGGAACGCGAAGACCACGACAAGGACGACGCACTGCGGCTTTTAGAGGAGCGCGCATAGCATGTGGCAACCCCATCAAACGATCTTATAACCGTCGCTCGGCTTGCAGCAGAGTGGGGGTGCACGCGCCAGAACGCGAATACGAGCGTTAGGGTTTTGGGCATCGGGCGAAGCGCGGATGGCCTGGTCAGCCGGTCGGAAGCGAATCGGAAGCGGGCGCAACTCGGCAGCCCGCGTCAGACGCAGAACTCCGCGAAACGGTGGGGCAAGCAGGAGCCCCAGGCGCAGGGAAAGGCTCACAGCGGGAACGGGAATGGCAGCGGCAATGGCAACGGCAATCGGTTCGGCCCAGGAAACGGGCGAGGTGAACCAGACCGGCCGGACGGCAAGACCAAGGCCGAGGCCGAGCGGACGGCGGCCTGGCTTCGCGTGGCCAAGGATCAGATCAGCCTGCAGCGCGAGATGGGAGCCGTCGTCAAGGTGGAAGAGGCCGTCGCCACCTTTCAAACGATCGGACGCATCCTTGCAGCAGATCGTGAAAACGGGCCCACGCAACTGGCGCCGCTGCTGGTCGGCAAGACGGACGTTGCCGAAATAGAAGCAATTCTGAGGCGCGAGAAGAGAGTAACAGACGAGCGCATCGCCGCGGAGATTGCACTGAAGTTAGGGTCGCTTGGAAATGTCAACGGTAACGGAAATCGTAAGTGACGCGTTTGTAGCCGGCTTCCGGCCCGAACCCGAGATGACCGTCTCGGAATGGGCCGACCGCTACCGGTACGTCTCGAAACCCAGCCCTGAGCCAGGCTTCTGGCGGACGTCGCGCGTGCCCTATATGAAGGAAGTGATGGACCGGCTGTCACCCTCCGACCCGGCACAGATCATCGTGCTCGCCAAGGCTGCGCAGGGCGCCGGGACGGAGGGCGGCATTAACGCGATCGGCTGCTGGATGCATCGCTACCCCGATTCGATCCAATATGTGCTGGGCTCGATCCAGAGTGCCCGGCGATTCGTCAGCCGCCGACTGGACCCGATGATCCAGGCAAACGAAGTTCTCCGGAACATCGTCTCGGCCAAGCGATCCCGGGGGAGTTCGAACACCACGACGCTCAAGGAGTTTGGCGACTCGCAGCTGGTAATCAGCACCGCGGCGTCCACATCCGACGCCAGGGCGGATTCCTACCGCTACCAGGTGCAGGACGAGGTCGATTCGTTCCGTGTGGACCTGAACAAGGAGGGCTCGTCGGTCGAACTGTTCATGCAGCGGACCGCTGGCTATCGCAACCGCAAGGTGTATCTGGTTTCGACGCCCACGCTTTATCATCTCTCTCAGATCTGGGAGTGGTTTCAGCGGGGTGATCAGAACTATTTCCACCTGCCCTGCCCGCGTTGCGGAGCGTTTCAAGCGCTGATCTTCGGGGAGGACCGCGCGCGTGTCGGCGACCTCGGAGGCCTGCGCTGGGATAAGGGCGACCCGGCCTCGGTCCGCTACCAGTGCGAAAAATGCGGCGGCACATTCGAGGAGTGGGAAAAGGTCGCGCTGCTCCAGAACGGCGTGTGGATTCCTTCGGCGCCCGGCAACGGCGCCGCGCAGAAGATCCGCACCTATCAGATCAACGCGCTGTATTACCCTTACGGCTGGCCAGGCAACTCCTGGCTGAATCTGGCGGCCGAGTGGGAGAAGGTCCACAAGGACCCCGTCAAACGCAAGACCTTCGTCAACCTCAAGCAGGGCCTGCCATACTCCGACCCCGCAGAGACGCGCGCCGACGCAGACACGCTAATCGCGCGGCGCGAGGCCTATGGGCCAGAGCTGCCGCCCTTGGTCGCCGTGCTGACCGCTGGCGCCGACGTCCACGCCGAACGCATCGACGCCGTACTGGTGGGCTGGGGCGCCGACGAAGAGTCCTGGCGCCTCGAGCGGCGGTCGTTCCTCGGCGACACCTCGGAGATGGTATCCAAGGATCCCAAGCGCTTCTCGCCTTGGGAGCAGCTCGAGACCTGGCTGCATGCAGAGCGGTGTTCGGAACTGGGCCTGCAGCTGAGCGTCAAGGCGGTCTGCATCGACTCAGGCTACAAAACCCAGACAGTGGTGCAGTTCTGCGGCGAGCGCAAAGGCAAGCGTGTCTGGGCGACCAAAGGCCGCGAAGGTAACCGCCCCATCTGGGCGGTTCAGAACCGCAGGGCGCGCGGAAAATTCCCGCCGCCCAATATCATCGGCGTCGACGTCGCCAAGGAGCGCATTTACGCGCGCCTCCGCATGAGCGAACCCGGCCCGGGCGCCATCCACTTCCCGCTTGCGCCGGAGTTCGACCGGGATTACTTCGAACAGCTCACCGCGGAAGTGCGAGTGCCCGACTACACCGGCCCAACGCCCAAATATGCATGGAAGAAGCGCTCGCCAGGCGCCGCCAATCACATGCTCGACTGCGATGTCCAGGCCTATGCCGCTTTGATCGGCTGGCAAATCTCTTCCGCCAGCTCCCTGAACCGGGAAGTCGCGCGAGTCCGGACTCTCGCGGCGTCTGTCTCTCCCGCGGGCCGGCAGAACCAAGCCGCCCGCGATCCGGCGGCCTATGCCGCGGCGTTCAAACCGATCGTCTCAGACAATCCCTACCTCTAATGCCAACGCCACCGTCTGGATTCTCGCTCGACCAGGCCGCGACCTGGCTCGCAGAGGCGCTGCAGGCCAAGCATGACCTGCTCACCGGCAAGTCCATCGTTCGCGTCAATGGGCCAAGCGCGCAAGTCGAATTCAATCGCTCCTCGGCGGGCGACCTCGAGAAACTCGACGCCTGGATTTCGACGCTCCAATCCATGCTGACCACTGGCAGCGCTGCCGCGCCCACGCCGCGGCCCATTTATTTCGGCTTCTAAGCAAAGGAGAATCATGCCACTCAAAAACAAGATCGAACGAATTCTGGCCACGCTTGCGGCATTCTGGCTGCTCAGCGGTCCGCTGCTCGCGGCGCCCCCTCCAATTCTTGCGGCGGGCGGCGGCTCGCCAGAGCGCTGGGACATCGCGCTGTGGCCTATCCCGGTAGGCACGACCGTGATTACAACCAGCGGCGCGCACCTCTATGGCTTCGCGGTGAGCAACGGCGTTGCCAACACTTCCGCGTGCCATTTTGTACTGGCTGACGGTAGCGGCAATTCGCCAGCAGACTGGTCGATCCCTCCCGGACAATCAGTGCCATTTCCGACGCCCTGGGGCATGCGCATGGCGGGCGGATTCACTGTGACCAGCGACGTAACCGGCTGCACGCTGACCGCCCAGTGGGGCAATTAGGAGGCTGACATGCGGCGATTCATTTGTTTTGCAGTCTTGCTGTGCGCGCTGGCGGCAGCGGCAATCGCGCAACCGGCAGTGCCGGGCCCGCGGCCGCCCTGCAGTGCCACGACGACGAAGTTGTGCACGCCGCAGGCCGACGCGACGGGCGCAGTGCAATTCCCAGGGCCCGTTTCGGTGGGGAATACGTTACCCGTTGGCTGGTACAACATCGCTGCGTGGGGCGACTCACTGACGGCGGGATCGGGCGGCACTCCATATCCTGCGCAATTGCAAAACCTCAACGCCCGCGTGATTTATAACGGTGGCGTTGGTGCGGATACATCCACACAGATTGCCACGCGATTCTTGGCCGACTCGACGCATCGTAGTTGGCAGACGATCATATGGGCGGGGAGAAACAACTTCACTACACAAGCTACCGTGCTGGCTGATATTGCATCAATCGTTGCGGCGCTGCCGACACCGAAGCATTTCCTGGTGCTCTCGGTAATAAACGGAGATTATTCGGGACTGGAGTATTCTGGACAGACCAACTA